CTGGTGCAAAGGTAAGACTGTATATTGATCGTCAGATGAGTGGTGCTAACGTAGATCAAAACGCAAGTAGATCAATTTTGGCAGATATCATTCTTACTTCTGCAAGTTTCAACGTAAACCCAGATGACGGACAACTTGTGGAAATAGCTTTCAGACCTAGTGCTGCTCCTACATTCGACCTATCTAAGACAACTTAAATTAGCATAAGTTAACGAACCTCAGTTTATCTGGGGTTTTTTTATGTTTTATATTAGAATGGTATAAATATAATATTGTTATTATTTATGCCAAGTAATTTATCTGCACTAGACAGACTAAGAAAAGCTGCAAATCTTGAACCTAGAAAGAAAGAGGTTGAATTATCTGATGGTTCTGTTTTTGAAATGTATGTAACACCATTAACAATGGCTGAAAGAGAAAGAGCACAAAAACAGGCTAGAAGTGATGATGCTAATGCTTTTGCATTACAATTACTTATTGCTAAAGCACAAGATGCAGATGGTAGGAAACTTTTTAATGCAGGAGAAATTGATGTGTTAAAAAATGAAGTAAAAGATGCTGATTTACAAAATCTAATGCTTGCTGTTATTAACTCAGAAGAGGAACTACCTGACCCAAAGAATTAGCAAACCAACTGAAAAGAGACAATCTTATGATGTTGCAGTTTGGTGTTGCGAAGGAATTAGGTAAGAGTCTTGTAGAGGTAAGAAGTATGACACTAGAGGAACTTATAGGTTGGAGTGCATATTTTCAAGTAATAAATGAAGAACAAGAAAAAGAGTTTGAAAAAGCAAAACGAAGGAGATAAGCTAGAATAAAGGTAATTTTTATTATTTGTTGTGGCTGAAACAAGAGCTCCGATAGTATTTTCTTTTAAGGGCTTTGATCAGTTAGATAATGCCATAAAAAAGTTACAGACTTTAAAAACTTTAGTTAATGATGTAAATAAAGTAGGTGGTGCTAAAACAGGTGCTAAAGCAGGAGGTGGAGATAGAACACGACAATTAACTGCTCAAAGTAATGCTTTAAATCAAATTGAAAAAACAAGAGATAGAATAAATCAACTAGACGTTAAAGGTACAAGATTAGCTGCTATAAAAGGTAGGTTAACTAGAGCCGAAAATGCAGTTAAGAAAGGAGATTTACCATTAGCAAGACAGATTCTTGCAGCGTCAGAAAAACGTATAACAATTCTTAGTCGTGAGTCTAAAATAAATAAAGACAACACAAGAGAGTTAGAAAGACAAAGAAAAAGTATAGAACAAGCAACTAGAAGTATTAGAAGAAGAAAAATTGCTGATAAAAGAAGAACAATAGAGGAATCTCCTGGATTTAGATTTGCTCAATTTAGAAGGAATAGAACTGCTTCTGATAGAAGAATTAGAAGAGATACTTTATCCAGTGCAGCTATTGGTGGAGCTTTTCCTTTGTTATTTGGTCAAGGTGCTGGTGCATCTGCTGGTGGTGCTTTAGGTGGATTTGCTGGTGGAATTTTAGGTGGTCAGGCAGGATTTGCATTGTCTTTAATAGGCACTCAATTAGGTTCTATTATTGATACTTTTGTAAGTGGTGCAGCCGAGTTGGGGCGAGCTTTAGGGCCGTTTGCACAAGATACACAAGCAGTAACAGCAGCATTAGGATTGCAAGGATCAGCAGAAGAATCTCGTTTAAGATTGATAGAACAAACGCAAGGAAAGACAGCAGCTTTTAATGCTTCAATGAGATTGATGGCAACTGAAATAGGCCAAAGAGGTGTAAATTCTTTAAAACAATTTGGAGAAAATACAAGATTATTAACAAGCTCATTTGTTTTAGCGATAACAAAATTACAAGCATTTACAGCAGGAATAGTAAACTTTGTTGCGAGGATTACTGGATTACAAGGTTCATTGGAAGCTGGAGCAGCTACTAGAACAGTTGCAGCAGCCGCAGGGGAAGGAAATGCAGAAGCACAAGCTCTAGTTGATCGAAGAAAAGCTGCTGAATCAATGAAAAGTAGAGGAGGAGAGGGCAGAAGAAGGAAGGTTCTTTTAGATGAAATTAGTGCTGAAGAAAAAATATTTGCAATTAGAAGAAATACATCAATAGAAGTAGATAACTTAACTCAAAAATTTGATGCTTTAGGAGTTTCTATAAAAGCGGAAGCAGAAGAAACAAAAAGGATTGCTGAGTTAAGAAAACAAGGATTAAATCCAGCACTTGCAAGGAGTATTGCTGGAATTGAAAAAGAAGGTCAATTAGCTAAAGATAGTTTACAGGTGGAAATTGATAAAATAAAACAGAAAATTATTACTACTGGAGAATTAACTGAAAAAGATCAAATTAGATTAGAAGAATTAGTAAAAGGGAAACAAACCATAGATGGTCAAGTCGATAGTTTATCGGAAGCTGCAACTGCAACTGATAAATTAAATGATTCTACTAAAGATTTAAAATCTAATTTTGAAAAGATTGGAGAATCCATTGCTTCTGGTGTTACTGACAATATAACTGCTGCTATTCAAGGAACTAAATCTTTGGGTGATGCTGCAAAGTCAATATTGAATGATATAAGTTCTACTCTTATAAAACTTGGTGTAAATACACTTTTGAGTAGTATCCCTGGTTTTGGCGGTTTACCTAATTTATTAGGAGGTAGAGCGAGAGGTGGGCCAGTTACTAAAAATGGTAGTTTTGTAGTGGGAGAAAAAGGCCCAGAATTATTCGTACCAAAAAGATCAGGCACAATAATTCCTAACGATAAACTTGGAGGAGGCAGTACAAACATCAGTGTAAACGTAGATGCCTCTGGATCATCTGTTCAAGGTGATGAACAGCAAAGCAAAGAGCTTGGCAGAGTTATTTCTGTAGCGATACAATCAGAATTATTAAAACAAAGAAGACCTGGAGGTTTATTAAGATAATGGCTACTTTTCCTAATTACAATCCTGTTTTTTCTGCAAACAAAACTGATATTACTAATACTAGAACAGTTCAATTTGGTGACGGCTACCAGCAAAGATTTACTTTTGGTATAAATCAAAAAGCAAAACAATGGAGTCTAACATTTAATGAAAATAATACAGATACAACCATAATTGAAACTTTTTTAGAGGCAAGAAAAGTTGATGGTGCTTCTTTTGATTGGTCACCTCCTGATGAATCAGCAACTTATAAATGGATATGTCCTTCTTTTACTAAAGAAGTATTTAGTTTTGATAGAAATAGAATTAATTTAACTTTTGTACAAGTGTTTGAACCTTAATGGCATATCCTATATCTGAAACGCAGTCAATAAATCCTGGCTCTCGTGTTGAATTATTTGAATTAACAACAGATGCAGCTTTACATGGATCTGTTACTACATATAGATTTCATGCTGGAACTAATGAAGTAAATAATGGAAATATAATCTGGGCTGGAAATACTTACATTGCATTACCATTAGAAGCTGATGGATTCAAATATGCAAATGGTCAATTACCTAGACCTACTCTTACAATTAGTAATGCTACAAATATAATTACGGCTGTTTTAATTAGTGTAAATCAAGTAACCCCTGGAAATGATCTTACTGGTGCGGTGGTAAAAAGAATAACAACTTTAGCAAGATTTTTAGATGCTGCGAATTTTACAGGAGGAACAAATCCTTATGGAACACCAGATCCTACAGCAGAATATCCTCAAGAAATTTATAAAATAGATCGAAAATCAGCAGAAAATAGAGCAGTAGTTCAATTTGAATTAGCTGCTTCATTTGATTTAGCAAATATAAGAATCCCGTTAAGAGTTTGTACTAAAGATTTATTTCCTTCTATTGGTACATTTCTACCATGAATAATTGGAAAGAAGCTGCTCTCAGTCATGCAAAGGTTGAAGATCCTAAAGAATGTTGTGGCTTATTGTTAAATGTAAAAGGCAAAGAAAGATATTATCCCTGTCGTAATTTATCTATGACAGATTATCAATGTTTTATCATTGATCCAGAGGACTATGTAAGAGCAGATAATCTAGGAGAGATAACAGCTATATTTCATAGTCATCCAATTACACCTCCAACTCCTAGTCAAGCAGATTTAGTTAGTTGTGAAAATTCAAATTTACCTTGGCATATTGTTAATCCTAAGACAGAACAATGGGGATATTGCGAACCAAAAGGTTATAAAGCACCGATAATCGGTAGAGAATGGGTTTGGGGTATTACTGATTGTTGGTCTTTAGTAAGAGATTGGTATAAACAAGAGAGAAATATTGAACTTAGAGATTGGAAAAGACCTACAACACCAGAACAGTTTATTCAAGATCCTATGTTTGAAAGATGTGCCGAAGCTACTGGTTTTAGAGAATTAGAACCAAACGAGAAACTTGAGAATGGCGATTTATTATTTATGTCGATAATGGATGCTGGTTTAAATCATGTGGCTATTTTTATAGATGGAGATGTTTTACATCATTTAACAGGTAGACTTAGTTGTAAAGAACCATACTCACCTTGGTTACTAAAATGTACAGGAAAGAGGTTACGTTATGCTTCGTAAATTAAAGTTATATGGTGAATTGGCTTCATTTGTAGGTCATAAAGAATTTGAAATAGAGGTACATAACTTACCTCAAGCAATCAGTTTTTTAAGAAACAATTTTCCAGATATTGAAGGTTATATGAATCCTAAATATTATCAAGTAAAAATTGGTAACTATGAAATAAGTAAAGATGAATTAGATTTTCCTATAGGTCAACAAGATATTCATATTGTTCCAGTAATATCAGGAGCAGGAAGCGGATTTAGAAATGTCTTAATAGGAGGACTTTTAATTGGTGCGTCATTCTTTTTTCCAGGTGCAGGATTATTTGGTACAACAAGTTTTGCTGGTGTATCAGCAGCAGGAGCTACAGGAGCAGGAGTTGTAGCTGGTAGTGTTTTGGGAACAGCCATTGGTACAGGTTTGAGTGCTATTGGTGCTGGATTAATACTTCAAGGTGTTGGTGAAATGCTATATCCAACTCAAGAACCTACATTTGAAGATAATCCACAAATATCATTTAATTTTTCTGGAACACAAAACACAGGAAGGGCTGGTACTCCAGTTCCCATTGTTTATGGTGAAATATTTACAGGTTCAGTTGTTATAAGTGGTGATGTAGATACTGAAGCGGTACAAGTATGAGTAAAGATAATAAATTTATTACTGGCTCTGGTGGCGGTGGTGGTAAAGGTGGAAGCCGTAAACCTCCTACTATTGCTTCGGATAATTTACATAGTAAACAATTTGCAACTTTATTAGATTTAATTTCAGAAGGTGAAATAGAAGGTTTTTCTAGTCCTTCAAAAGAAGGTCGAACTAAAGGAACTACTGCATATTTAAACGCTGCAAAGAAAGATATTTTTTTAGATGACACTCCCATTTTAGGCTCTACGGCTGATTCAAATAATCCGCAAAGTGTTGATTTTAATCATCAGAATGTAGATTTTGATATTCGTTTTGGAACGAATCCCCAAGCTAAAATGGATAAAGTTTCGGGAAGTTCTAGTATTTTCAATGTTGGAGTAAAAGTTGAAAATGGTAGTCCGATAACAAGACAACTTACTAATAATTCTGATTTAGATGCAGTAAAAGTTACTGTTACTGTTCCTGTTTTACAAATTCTTGAAGCTGATGGAGATATAGTTGGTAGTTCTTTAAGTTTTGATATTCAACTTCAATATAATGGTGGAGGTTTTACTACAGTTCACTCTGACACTATTAGGGGTAGAACAGCAGATGCTTATAATAAAGAATACAGAATTAAACTTACTGGTGCTCATCCTGTAGATGTTCGTCTTGTAAAAACATCTGCTAATAGTACAGATAGAAATTTTCGAGATTTAATTTGGCAATCTTATTCTGAGTTAGAAGACGATACAAACACATATCCTGATTGTGCTTATACAAGATTACGTTTAGATTCAGAATTTTTTAGCAGGATTCCAAGAAGAACATTTAGAGTTAGAGGAGTAAAAGTAAGAATCCCAGGTGCAGGAGCTAACAATTCTGGCACTCCAACTGTAGATTTACAAACTGGAAGAGTTGTTTACCCTGCTGGCTACATTTTCAATGGTGTCATGGGTGCTGCCCAATGGACAACGTGCCCAAGTTTAATCTTACTTGACCTTTTAACTAACACTAGATATGGGCTAGGTAATCATATTATTGACAGTAATTTAGATTTATTTTCTTTTGTAACTGCCAGTAAGTTTTCTAATACTCTTGTTGATGATGGATTTGGTGGACAAGAAGCTAGGTTTGCTTGCAATATAAATATTCAGACAAGTGTTGAAGCATTTGATGTCATAAGAACTTTATCAGGAGTGATGAGATGTATGCCTATCTGGTCTGAAGGTGCATTACTTCTTGCTCAAGACAGTCCTAAAGATCCAAGTTATTTATTCACGTTAGCCAATGTAGGGCCAGAGGGATTTAGTTATACAGGAAGCAGTTTAAAAACTAGAAGCACAGTAATTGCAGTTTCATATTTTAATATGGAAACTAG